TTTGAAACATTTGATATAGATACCAGCAAAATTGTACATACTCCTATTGCAGATATTGAACAACTTAAACATGACATTATGCAACAGTTAAATGGCCTTGAACGAGGTGATAATATTATGATTGTTGTAGACTCTATTGGTAACTTGGCAAGTAAGAAAGAAGTAGAAGATGCCTTAGAAGGTAAGAGTGTAGCAGACATGACAAGGGCTAAACAAATGAAGTCCTTATTTAGAATGGTTACTCCTCACTTAACTATTAAAGACATTCCTGCTATTGTTGTTAACCACACATATAAAGAGATAGGATTGTTTCCTAAAGATGTTGTTAGTGGTGGCACAGGCGTTTATTACTCAGCAGATAATATTTTTATTATTGGTAGACGACAACAAAAGACAGGAACAGAAGTTACAGGTTATGAATTTGTAATTAATGTTGAAAAGTCTAGGTTTGTAAGAGAGAAGTCTAAGATCCCTGTAGAAGTTACATGGGAGAACGGTATAAGTAAATGGTCTGGTCTGTTGGAGATGGGACTAGCATCTGGACATGTAATTAAACCTAGTAATGGTTGGTATCAGAGAGTTGATATGGATACAGGTGAAGCAGTAGATCCTAAAGTAAGACAAAAAGATCTAGGAAAAGACTTTTGGTTACCTATACTCGCAGATAAAAGATTTGGAGATTGGGTTACACAAAGGTATACTGTTGGCTCTGTAGAAATGATGGCAGAGGAAATAAGTGAGGAAGACATTGACGCAGAATACGATAAAGTGTGATAGGTGTGAGAAACCTATAAAAGACAAAGAAAAGTCTTATTGCTTTCATAGTGAAGATACTGAAGTTTATATCTGTGCACCTTGTGTTACAGAAGTTTTTAAAGAATTTGTAGAGAACGAAAAGAATGCTTGATACTATTATCCTAGTTAACCTAATTAGAAATGAGCGATATCTCAGAAAAGTTCTACCCTTTATTAAAGACGAATACTTCTCAGATAACGAACATAAATTTGCCTTTAATGAGATTAAGGACTATACAGAAAAATATAATAATGCTCCTACACTTGAGGCAATGTCCGTTGCTTTTGAGAGAGCTACAGAAGAAGAACATAAACTTCTTAAAACAATATTTGAATATGAACAAGAGCCTCAGGAACTACAATGGCTCGTAGATGAAACAGAAAAGTTCTGTAAAGATAAAGCAGTATTTAATGCAGTATTAGAAGGTATACAAATTATTGATGGTAAGAAAAAGGATATGTCTCCTGATGCCTTGCCTGGTTTGTTAACTGAAGCATTACAAGTTGGCTTTGATACTAATGTAGGACATGACTTTATTGAAGATGCTGATAAACGATTTGACTTCTATCATAGGTTAGAAGAGAAAGTAGAGTTTGATTTGGATATGTTTAATAAGATAACCGAGGGTGGTTTATCTAATAAGACACTTAATATAGCATTGGCGGGTACTGGTGTAGGTAAATCTTTGTTTATGTGTCATATGGCGTCTGCTAGTATCTCTAAGGGACAAAATGTATTATATATTACCCTAGAAATGTCAGAAGAAAGAATTGCAGAAAGAATAGATGCTAACCTAATGAACATTCCTATTATGGATTTGAAAGACTTATCTAAGCCTATGTTCGATGATAGGATTGCTAAAGTAAATGAAAAGATACAAGGCAGATTAATTGTTAAGGAATATCCTACAGCGTCTGCACATAGTGGACATTTTAAGGCATTGATTAATGAATTAAAATTAAAGAGAAACTTCCATCCTGATATTGTTTTTATTGACTACTTAAATATTTGCACAAGTAATAGATTTAAACCTGGAAGTAGTGCTAACTCCTATACAATAATTAAAAGTATTGCAGAAGAGCTTAGAGGGTTGGCTGTAGAACTTAATGTTCCTATATTTAGTGCTACACAGACAACTAGAGGTGGTTACAACAGCAGTGATGTTGAACTTACAGATACCTCAGAAAGTTTTGGACTCCCGGCTACAGCAGACTTAATGTTTGCTATTATAAGTACAGAGGAACTAGAAGAGATGGGACAGCTTATGATTAAACAGTTGAAAAACAGATATGCTGATCCTACAAGAAACAGAAGGTTTATGATTGGTGTTGATAGAGCTAAGATGAGACTATATGATTTAGAAGACTCTGCTCAACAAGCAATAACTGATTCCAATATTGATGTCCCTGTATTCGACAGGGCTAGACAAGAGAGTGCCTACGATGATCTTAAATTTTAATGATTTAGAGTTTGAAGTATTAGATACCCTGGTAGCAAAGCGTTATGCTAAGTTTCTCCAGGAAAACATTCACGAAGCAGAGCAGTTTTATTTTATGGGAGAATCTGCTCAACAAGTTAAGGACGAAATAGATAAAATAGTTTACATGCTAGGTAAAGAACCTAGTGATGATTTAAATAAACTCCATGAGTACTTTGCAGATAATGAAGACGAACCTGAGATGACTAGGTTAAATAATCTTATTCATTATCTAGAATTAATTGATGGGGACTTTCCTCCAAGATGGGGATATATGACTAAGCCTAATTCATCTGCAGAAATGGAATTGTTTTCTGCAGACTACCAGCATTTTACTTTAGAAAGGAATCCTGGTTGGCTATATATTAATTATGCACATGTAGGTAAACATTTTGCCGAGATTGCTCATACAGCAGACTGGGATATTAAACCAGAACAATTTGTACCTCAGTATCTGGCAAGACCTAGTTTTCATATTTGGTTGGGAGATCCTATAAATCCAGATCTAATACCACAGTTTCAAGGCAAGTTGCATTTCGCACATAAAAAACTAAAAGAAAAACTAGACTTACCAGCACTAACAGATCCTAAATTAAGAATAGGGTATATTCCATTTGCTAAGATTGTAGGTAGTATAAATAATAACGATATAGCAGGACATTTATTACGGCACAAGCTGAATAAACAACATATGGAGTTATTTAAAAATGGCTGAAGATAGCAATGTAAATTTAAGTTTAGAAGAATATGAGGCTCTTAAGGCAGCAGCTACACCATCAGAGGAAGTAGAAAAACCTACTAAGCCTTGGTGGAGTGCACCTAACCCAGAAGATGGCGGTTGGATGTGGATTGCCCCAGAGTATTTCTCTCGATGGAGATTGTTTCCTCGAGCATTCATAAGCATGTACATTTATCTACTCTATCAAGTAGTTGAATGGTTTATGGATTTACCAACACCTGGTCCAGAGCAAGCAGGTTTAGTTTCAGTAATAGTTGGAGCTGGAGCAGCCTGGTTTGGATTGTATGTGAATAGCACATCAACAGGACAAAAGAAAGAAAGTTAGATGCCAGAGATAGTATTATCAGATTTCTACATGGAGTTCATAGGGTTTTTACTTACCCTAATAGTTGGACTGTCCATTAGAGACTGGGCTGGAGCTTTTGTTAAAGGTGCTAAGTTTAGGTTTAACCCCGCCTTCCAAGAAGGTGATAAAGTGCTACTTGATGGTAGCCCTGCACTCATAGTTAAAATAGGATTGAGTGAAACAGTATTTGGAATTTACGGAGAAGATGGATATACATGGAGGTATGTTCCAAATACCAGAATAGAATTCTTGAAGTTAGAGAAGATAGTGGACACAGATTTACATCGTGATACCGCACAGGAGAAAGCTCAAAAAGTAATTGATGCCTTTCAAGATGCTAACATACAAAAGAATGGAGAAGAAATTAACAAATTAAAAAATGGAGAAAAGTGATGCCCCCAAAATTCAAACCAAGCCACAAAGAATATATTAAAGGTCCAGACGGCAGACCTACAAAACGAACTAGAATGAAGCACTATTATGTGGGGCAAGTTTCAACAGAAGATTTGATTGATGCTATAAATAATGGTAAACCTAAACATAAAAATAAATTTATTAATGAATTAACAAGACGTGGAGTGAAGTTAGTATGGAAGACGGAAAAAGAGATAGCGACGGTACAGTAGGATTAGGCGGACATACAGATGTCCCTGTAGATGAAAGTAAAAAAGCATTTATTCAAAAACCTGGTGCACTAAAAATATATGATGGAGCTTTAAGTCCTGAATTTTGTGATGAACTGATGAAGGTATTTGAGGCTGGTACAGATCAACATGAAGTACATAATGATGGCATCATGTCTTTTGTCCAATATAACTACACTTTACACAATTCAAAAGATGAAGTCCATGGTAGACTAATGTCTCACTTAGGAGAGCTATTTAGACAATACCTGAACGACTTGGGTACAGGACTTCATATCAAACTATCAGGGTTCGAACAACTACGAATCAAACGATACACAGCAGACACAGATGACAAATTTGACATCCATGTAGACGTCACAGATCATGCCAGCGCTATAAGAGCCGTGGCATTCCTATTCTACTTAAATGACAGCGATGGAAACACTGATTTCCCTTTACAGCAGTTAGGTGTAGAACCTAAGAAAGGCAGGGTAGTTATATTCCCACCGAGCTGGGAATACCCTCATTTAGGGAATAAAGTTACGAAAAATGACAAATATATCATGTCCACATACTTACATTACGCCTAAGTTACTGATATTACACCAAAAAAGATTTGAAAAAATGCTTGACTTATGGTCCGTCAGAGTGCATAATAACGGTATATTAAATAAAAAGGTATAAAGAATATGACAAATTGGGAAGACTTATCAGAAAAAGAACAATTACTAACTTATATTAGTGATGTTCATAAGGATGCTTACGGGTTTAGACCTAGAGGCACTTATAATGATTGGTCCGTTCCAGAGCTTAAGGAAGAACTTGATAGACTATGTGAGGCAGCTTCTGAAGAAGCAGTTCGTATAGAAACTATGGAGAACGAATCTTGGTTAGCTCTTAAAAGTCATTATGCCAGTTTAGTTAATATGGGAGCAAAGGACTTTAGACAGGCTCTTGATTGGGATATGCAAGCTGAGGATTGTGTTCAAGATGGCTATAGAGATTATGGCTTTTATTGTTATCACAAGAACATTGCATATAACAAGCAAAGAATCCTAGAAAGGTTAGCAGCTTAATTGGTGCTTTTGGTCCACAAAAAGGTTGACTCTTGGTTTACAAGAGTCTATAATGTAACTTGTAAATTAGAAAAAATGGAGAAATGCTGTTATGACTCAACAACTATTTAAATATGCAGGATATAGTATTACAGAAAAAGGCCAAACTAAGGCTAGATTCGGTAACGATATGGTATCACGCATCAAAAAACTTACGGCAAAAAGCAACCAAGATACTTGGTTTGCCGAGCTGCCGGAAGCTATGACCAAGAAGCAAGCGTCAGAGTTTTTACTTGAAAGGGAAGACATTAAGTCCAACTTTGATGTTAGAGACGCTTTGCAGAAGGTTGTATATCGGAATGTACCTAAGTCCACAAGATCCACTAAGGTGATTGTGAATGAGGGTGCACAAACTGGCAATTCTGCCAACAATAATATGGAGAGCTAATATGGCTAATCGTAAAGTGAGCGCTGAGACAAAAGTATTAAACTTTTTGACACAGGGCAAATCATTGAGTAATGCTGTGGCAACACACAAACTCAAAATCAGTAGACTACCTGCTAGGATTCATGATCTTAGATCTAAAGGGTATGCTATTTACACCAATACTAATGCAGTAGGTAATGCTACTTACCGTATTGGTACACCTAGTAGAGACATGGTAGCAGCAGCTTTTAAAGCTGGCGTATCATTTAGCTAGAGCCTATTGAGGGAGCTTGTAGACATCGAAAGATTACTTGCTCCCTCATATTTTTATTCAGAGGTTTGGTACACCGAGGTCGTCAGAGATCAAAAGACCAACTATAAATATAGGAGAAGAGCTAGGCAGACTCAAGAAAAGGCCATAACTAAAACATATATCCTGGATAATGATATAAAACTTATCCACCGAATTATTGCTTGGGTAGCTCAGTTGGTAGAGCAGGGGTTTTGTAAACCTCAGGTCGTAGGTTCAAATCCTATTCCAAGCTCCAGACAGAAAAAGGAAATAAAATGGCAGATTTAAGTAAAGAATTAATTGAAGCATTAAGTAATCAATATCGTGGCAATATACAAGCTGCAAGAGCTAATGTAAGAGTGTATTTAGAAAATCCAGCAGGGATAGGTGAACACCCAGACATCATTACTTCAATCGATAGCCAGATTCAAATTATAGCAGACAACCAGGAGAAATTAGATATTCTCAATAGCCGTAGGTTTAACTTTTCAGGGAGTAACTTTCCCGTTGAGTAATAGTCTACAAGCTACCTTTGGTAACGAATTTTTTAGAGCAGAAGTGAGACATTATAATGACTCAGGACTGTATGAAGTAAAGTTTTTCAGTAAAGACAATTTAGTTTTTACGGAATATTTAGGTGATAAAAATTTAGCCGTTGAAACGGCACAGACATTCGTTAAACAAAGGGAGCGGTTACATGGCAAATAATGTATATTCTACTATACAAATAGAACAAGCAAATTACGAAGCAGAGTCAGAATTCATTAGAATCTTTTCAGATCTTGAAAGGTACTATGAGACTGATATTGCTTATTGTGACTTCTTTAAAACAAATGAAGAAATAGTAGATAATGAATTTATGGAAACATGGGTAGGTCCTAGATCTGCAGAAGTTACAAAGTTCATGGGAACCGAGGTAGAGATTAAATCTGCTTGGATATCACCTCATAAATTCTTTGAAAACTTGTTAGAACACTTAAGATCCTTTGATGAAGATGTTAAAATTACAATGGTTTATGAAGATGAATTTTTAATGTTTGCTGGTGTGTATGTTAACGATAGGAATCAAGAAGAGTCTGGTGGTTGGTTTAAAAATGAATTTGACAGATTAGATATCGAAGATGACTTCTTAGGTTTCGTTACAGAAACGGTAGACAAGTGGCGCATAGAATTGTGTTATTAATGTGTTGATAGTATGTTAGGAGTATATATAATGTGGTTTGTGGAAAAAGTGGAAACATATTTTGTGCAATCTACTTCTCCTTTTGTTATGTTATTTGGGCGATGCAGATTACGAACTTGTTAGATCAAATAGTAAGAATGTGCAAGCGGTGGAGATAGAAATATGAGGCTAGATTACAAAGACTGTGGCAAGATAGGTATAACCTGTAGCTCCTTTGACTTATTACATGCTGGACATGTTGTGATGCTGGAGGAGGCCAAAAGACATTGTGACTACCTGATAGCAGCGCTGCAAGTAGATCCTACTCTTGATAGAGAATCCAAGAACAAACCTATTCAAAGTATAGTAGAGAGACAAATACAATTAGCTGCTATAAAGTATGTAGATGAGATAGTTATGTACTCTACAGAATCAGAATTAGAGGACTTGTTCCTCACCCTTCCTTTAGATGTTAGAATCATAGGTACAGAATATAGGGACAAAGAATTTACGGGTAAACAAATTTGTTTGGATCGTAATATTGAATTGTTTTACAATGTCAGAGATCACTCTTTCTCGAGTACAAGTCTCAGACAAAGAATACAATCCAATGAAATTGAAAAAATAACTGGTTATAAAGATGCAGTGATGCCTGAAATTATAGCCGCTAACAAAAAGAGGATAGATGATGAGTAAAGATGATAATAAATATTTAGGTAAAAATACACCTGCCATTCGCAGAGTAGTTAATTGTTTGAATGCTGAGAAAAGAGCCTTACATGGTGAGTTCAAAGCTTATTGGAAAGACACCGCTGCTAAAATAGCTAATGAAAGTGATATAGATATTAAGAAAGTAAAAAGTAATTTGGAGTTATACAATGCAAGAGCTGAAAGTAGTAGCATCCACTAGAATCTGGGAGTCCAAAGGAGCGACACCAGATTTTCCTATGTGGCAACCTGTAGGATCTAATGAGTATGTCATTGGATATTTATCTTTAAAAGATGGTGAAGAGCCTAAGATATCTGATGTAGGAGTGATGATAAAAAATCTATCCCACATATTAGAAGGTAGGGTAACACCTAAGGTTGTGGAAATTTACACAGGGTTTGATATATATCACAAAGATAACCTAACCCACAACGAACAGTTTCAATTAAATCAGGGGGACCAAATTGACTTCCCAGCAGAAGACATTACAGAACTCAAGGGAGAAGACTAGGGTAACTTTAGGATACACCTATTACGATAATCCTGACCTTTTAAATCGCCAGTTAGATATATGGAGAACCTATCCTGCTGGTGTAGATATCTTTGTTGTAGATGATGGTTCAGAAGTATATCCAGCAATAGATATTTTAAAAGACTACGAAGCAGAAACTTTCCAACCTACTCTACAACTGTGGAAGGTTACAAGAAACTTAGGTTTCAATTCTCATGGTTGTAGAAATCTAATAGCAAAATATTCCACAACAGATTCTATTCAATTTCTTGATTTAGATATGATGTTGCCAGCAGGACAAATTGCTAATATCAAAAAAATTATAGTAGAAGAAGATGTTGTCTACAATCACAGATGTTACTGGCACAGCAAACAAAGACTAATAGAACACCCAGGACATTATAATTGTTTTCTAATACACAAAGATACCTATAATAAAAATGAAGGTTATGATGAGTCTTTCACAGGACATCATTATGGTGATAGAGAATTTTTAGAAAGAATGTGGGATAATGGTGTATCAAAGGCAAATACAAATGTCATAGTAGAATTACATGGTGAACCAAGACATGGTACTGTATCTGATAAAGTAGATAAAACAGAATATGTTCATGGAGAAAAGACCTTTTTGGCACCATTATCTATCCCAGAAGTTAAAAAATTACGAGGAACAAAAAAGCAACGGTTGGACTTTCCGTTTCTTAAGATGTTATAAATACTGTTATGCGCTTTACTGAATTTTTAAAAGAAGATAAAGAAGAAGATAAACTCAAACATCTAGAGCATGTTGAGGATCATGTAATCCATGCTGGACATAAAGGCTTTGGACATGCGTTCCATACAATTAATGATGTCCATAATGACTTACAAGGCAAGGGTAAATCTCAGACACAGACTACAATCAAATATGATGGTAGCCCTGCTGTTGTATTTGGAAAACACCCAGAGAACGGAAAGTTCTTTGTAGCATCTAAGTCAGCATTCAATAAAGACCCAAAAATTAATCACAGTCATGAGGATATAGATAAGAATCATGGACATGCTCCAGGGTTAGTATCCAAACTTAAAGCAGCCTTAGATCACGCACATAAGATTAAACCTAATGGCGTATACCAAGCAGACATAATGCACGCTGGAGATGTTAAACACGACAAAGCTAACAATAGAGTAGACTTTACACCACAGTTAATTACATATCACGCACCAGCAGATTCAGAACACGGCAAAGCAGCTAAGAGAGCTAAGCTAGGGTTAGCAATACACACAGAGTATGAAGGTAAAACAATAGCAGATTTGAAAGCTAAACACGGCGCTATTGACTCTAATAGCTTCTCAAAGCACAAGGATGTGCACCTTATGAGTGCTAACCACGATACAAGTACACATAGGTATAGCATGGAAGATCGTAAACAAGTAGATCATCATCTAGAACAGGCTGTAGCACACTTTAAAAACACACCCAAAGAACACCACGACACAGTTCAAAAACATGCTACAGCATTAAAAACTTATGTTAATCATACAGTACGAACAGGCGAACAACATTCACACGAAGGGTTCGTAGCACATCACAGCGCCTCACATCAGAAGAAAGTAGATAAAGTTAAAACAGATGTTGCTAAAGCAAGACATCAAACTACTATGGATAACACCATAGGACATATAAATAAGAATAAGGAACACTTTGAAGGCCCTATGAACATGCACAAACATCTTCAAGCGGCTAAGAATATTATAACAAATACAATGTCTCAAAAATCAGAATGGGGGCATGAAATAGATGGTGCTAAAACAAAGCCAGAAGGATTTGTAGCCATCAGAGGTGGAAGACCGTCTAAGTTCGTAGATAGAAAAGAATTTAGCGCTCTTAATTTTAATAAGAATGATAGTAGGAAATGATATGAACTTGTTTGACTTAGTAAAAATAACAGATAGTGCCCAGGTATTTTTGGCAGACTTATTGGAAAACCAAGAAGAACCTATGAACATTAAGTTAGAGGTTGCTAATCCAGGTTCAGCTAAGGCAGAAACAATGTTATCATATCAACCTAAAGGAGAACCTTTTCCAGTAGATACAACACAAGGATTCAAATCATTTAATTTACTAGTAGGAAAAGGTAGTGCAAAGTTTTTAGAAGACACAGTTATAGATTATGATACAGATAAATTTGGAGGATCTTTAACAATAAGATCTCCTAAATCTAAATTACCACAAATGTCTGAAGACTCATCTTTAGAAGAGAAGGTTAATTACATACTACAAACTGACGTCAACCCTATGTTGGCATCACATGGTGGACATGTAGATCTTGTAGAGATAGATGAGAACAAGAGAGTGGTTGTGCAATTTGGCGGTGGATGTCAAGGTTGCCAGGGGGTAGACTTCACAATGATGTCTATGGTAGATAACAATATTAGAGAAAAGTTTCCTGAGATAACTAGTGTGATAGATGTAACAGATCACAGTTATACAGCAAATGCTTATTACTAGGAGAAAGACATGACAAAATGTAATTGTTGTAAATGTTGTTCTTGCACTTGTTGCGGGTAGGTTAATATGGAAGAAAAAGATAAACATATAGTATTCTCATACGGGAGGATGAACCCACCAACTGCTGGACATAGTAAAGTGGTTGACAAGGTTAAATCTCATGCTGATAAAATAGGTGCTAACCACGCAGTTATTGTTAGTCATTCTCAGAAACCTAAAACAGATCCTTTACATCACGAACATAAAAAAGAATATCTAAGACATGTTCACCCTGATGTAAACTTTGAACATTCTACAAAAGAACACCCACACTTCTTGGCACAACTTAAAAAGTTTCATCAAGAAGGACATACACACGCAACAATGGTTGTTGGTAGTGATAGAGTAAAACAATTTAAAGCGTTGGCAAATAAATACAACGGAAAAGAATACAATTATAAAAAGATACATATCTTGTCAGCAGGACAGCGAGATCCTGATGCTGAGGGAGTAGCTGGTATAAGTGGAACAAAGATGAGGAACCATGCAAGTGGTAACGATTACAAATCTTTTAAAGCGGGGTTACACCCGAATCATAGTGATGAACATGCTAAGAAACTCTTCAAGGCAACGCGCCAAGGTATGAATCTACAAAAAGAGGAGAGGGGCATGAAGGATTTTGCTACATTTTTAACAGAAGACATGGAAGGTATGTCTCAAAAGTCTGGAGATAAAAGAGCTACAGATAAAGGTGCAGGCATGACAGCCAAGGGTGTTGCTAAATACAACAGACGCACAGGTGGTAATTTAAAAACAGCAGTAACAACACCACCAAGTAAATTAAAAGCAGGCAGTAAAGCAGCAGGAAGGCGTAAGTCTTTTTGTGCTAGGTCCAGAGGTTGGACAGGCGAGAGAGGCAAAGCTGCTAGAAGGAGATGGAATTGTTAATACTTACTAGACTAGCTATAGCCTGTGTAACAGCAGTATTTGGAAACGCATTTAGTAAATGGTTTCTTAATACAAAAGTTGGTGCATGGTTTCAACTTAAAATAAATAATCTAATGCAATTCTTAGCAGAGAGATACGATATAGAAATTGCTAAGAAGGAAGCTAAATGGAGAGCAGATTATCCTATGTTAGCCAAACGAATAGATGCTATTGAAGATCAGTTAGATGAAAAAGAACAATTTTGGACTGATGAAAAGATAAAAGCTTTAGATAAATCTATTTCTGGAATTGCGAAGGGGCAACCGTGAGTAAGATATTAATAGGAATTATTGTAGCCATGTGCTTAGGCTTTGGTGGTTACTATTGGATGACAGAAAAAAGACTTACAGTTCTAACTGAGAACAATGCTAAGTTATCAATAGCAGCCCAAACAAATCAACAAACAATAGATAAACTTTCAGAGGATTTTGTAAAACAACAAGCCCTGAATTCAGAACTTAATATAAAGTTAAAAGCATCAGAAGCTTATGGTGATAATTTAGCTAAAAAATTGAGAGAACATGATTTAACAATGTTAACCTTAAGAAAACCTGGGTTAATTGAAAGGAGAGTGAATAGTGCCACAGATAAGATTCTTAAGGATCTCGAGTCTAGTACTGCTACTAGCATTGACTAGTGGTTGTAGTCTTATACCGCCTCAGGTAGAAGTACAAACTAAATTCGTAGAAAAACAAATACCAATACAAGGACACCCTAAGGGTGTTACTATGTATCCTTTGCAGTTTTATGCTGTAACTGAAGAAAACTTTGAAGAGTTTAAAGAAAAATTTCAGAAAGAAAATGCAGATTTAGTTTATTTTGCAATGAGTGTTCCAGACTATGAGAACTTATCTTTAAACATAGGCGAACTAAAACGCTACATAGAACAACAAAAGACTATCATTATATACTACGAACAATCTATTACAGGAGTTAAGGCAGAAATAGTTTTAGATGACGCAGATTCCAAAGACTAAACTTGTATAAATAAGAGTATGAAGAACTTTATGACATTTAGAGAAGACTTAGCTTCAGGCAGACCAGCCAAAAAACCCGTATCAAGTAATTTGTTAAAACAAAGAGCTGTAGCCAACCAAAAGGCTTTGGACACAGGTTTCATGAAGTTAACACCTAAAGAAAGAGCTAAAGAATCTAAAAGACTAGGTGAAGGTAAAGACATGTGTTCATGTAATTGTGATTGTGGCAAAGCAATATGTGAGTCATGTGGTAAACCTAAAAAACTAGATGAAGTTTCAAATGAGCTAGTTAAGAAAGTTGCTCATAAAAGAAATCAGAATGTATCAATGGCAGGATCTAAAGCTGACTATGACAGAAGAGACCCAAACTATCAGGATGCTGCTAAGAAACAAGACAGAAACCAAAAGCTAAGATTCGCTAGAGGCGCAAAAGCAATTGGCAAAATGAGAAACGAATCAGCTAGAGACAATTACGATCCAGAGATTTCAGACAAAAGAACAAAAGAAAAACTTAAAAAGGCTGGACTACCACCTGAGTCTCCTAAAGTAATGGAAACAATACTTAGAGATGTATTTGAAGGTAAGAAAAAAGGAATGGACGGCAAAGCATGTTGGAAAGGATACAAACTACAAGGCACCAAAAAGAAAGGTAATAGAACTGTAGATAATTGTGTACCAATGAGTGAGCAAGAAGAAGTGAAACCTCATAAAATGTTTAAGGGTGATAAAGTAGTTATGGCAAAGAATACAGCAGAACATGAAAAACTTAAAAAGCAAGGTTATACACACGACGACCCTAAAACTAAAAAGGTTGAAGAAGCTAAGAAACCTGTAGTACACAGCACAAAGCCAGACAGTCTTAAAACAGTTAAGATTAAATATAACAAACCTATTGGTGTTAAAGTTACTAACATTGGACCTGGTGGTAAGGAAACAGTCGTAAAAAATACAATGCAAGAACAACAGATGCAAATAGTAACAAACTTAGACTTTAATGAGAGCCTAGGTATGTTAGTAACCAGAGGCTTAAACAAAGTCCGAGACAGTATTAAATCTGCAGAAAAGAATACAGGATACAAAGTAGATCCTAGAAAAAACAACACACCTAATCCAGTATCAGGTAGCAACATTGCTAAAAGACTGGCATCGCAAAAAAAAAGAAAGTAGAACCTAAAGAGTTTGACGGCTCAGTTCTAAAATCCTCAGCACAACAATCAGAACACAATAAGTTTTCCTATACAGGAACACAAGACGGTCCTACAGGTTCTATGCCAAAAGGAACTAAAGCTATTGGTAGTAGAACTAAAAAGAACAAACTAACTGAAGACGAAAGATATGATCCTACTCCAGGCGGTATGGAGTGGGGAACACCTCAAGGCACAGATTATTTCAAATCATTAACACCAGGTGAAGGCAAAGAAAGAGAAAAGCCTTTAAAACCATTAAACATTAAAGCAAGAAAACCTGAAGACGAGAAGGGTGTTAAGGTTACAGAAGGCTATTGGCAAGATAGAAATGCCAAACAAAAAGAAACATTAGCTAAACATGATAAAGCAATGATAGACTCAGCAAAGAAGTCTATTAAGAAGTATGATGTTGCTAAAAAGATAAAAGAAAATTTAGATCTATCTCATATAGAAGATAAACAGGCAGACCATAGTAAACATCAATACCCTATTAACAATGAAGTAGA